TTTCTTTTGGGTTGTTAAAGTTTCTTTCAAACTTGCACGGCGTATAAATTACGCATACTATGTCCCCCTATGAAAAAGGTGAAAACAAACCTTACAATCGACCCAAAGGTAAAACGCAACGGCGAACGCCTAGCCAAGAAAGGCGGATTAAGTTTTTCCGCCTTTATCACGACTTTGCTCGTGAAAGAGCTGGCCAACGAAAAGAAACGCTAGGATTTGACCAGTTTGTAGTACGGGACTTTGCGGCAGTATGGGCCACGCGGCCCGCGAGCGCCGGATGTCTTGGCCATCATTGCAACGGAAAACGTCCGTCTCTCCGCCTTTTTCAGCTTTACCAATTCCATTAGCACCTTGTTGGCGTGGCTTTTGGAAAATTTCCACATTTTTGCGATCTGATTCGCCGGCATCCACCCCTGTGGAATATCCTCAGAACGACGGGTTTTCATGTGCTCATTGAGCACCTCCGCCCAATCTTTTTCTATACTGGCAGCCGCCATACTCCTCCGACTGGGCTGACCACGTTCACCGTGCATCCATCGCCGCCATCCAGGTATTCACCGTAAGCGATCCCGTGCGACCAGCGGGTCACAGATCGCATCCGTCTGGCATATCCCATAGAGGCTATATCGGCCAAGCAACCGATTGACCAACCCACCGGCGCACCAATGCAACGGCCGGCGGCTCGATCGATGCGGTGGAGATGGCCCATTACAATAGGTCGACGCAGACATTCCACATGGTCTCGGACGCTTGACTCATTGTACATAAACCCATGCCCGAACGCCGTCCCGCCAAGGTCATGCCAGCCTGTCTCAATGTCGTAAGGGATAAACTTTGCCCGCAGATCTTTTGCTAGGTTGTGGATCTCCGACAGCGCAGAGGTGCAGCAGTGCGCCACAATGGCCGACGGCGAGCGTTGCAGTGCGGTAAGGCGGTGCTCATGGTTCCCCTCAAAGATGAACTGTGGAGCCAGTTCTTGAACGAAATTGAGGCCAGCGTCGAAGTCCTCCCTGATGCTATTCCCACGTTCCGGGCTGTCGGGATCCCGGCGGGCGCTACCCATAAGGCACGACAGATCCACAAAATCGCCAAGGTGCAGAGTTGTGTCTCCTGGGCGGATCCACCTTCGCTTCATTTCCAGCGCAGCTTTGCAAGCCTCAGCGTTTGCTAGGTGTCCGTGGCTGCAACTAACGGCCAGCCACCGCTTCCATTTGCGGATTACTTTCATTGTTTATCCTGGGCAGACGGGAACCCTTCCAACACGGCGAGGATCTGACGGCAGCTCTCTCGCGATTGAGCGGCCGCCACCGTCTCGTCGGACGCACCACGCAAGGCAAGATCGCCTATTACGGAGAGCTGCATTTTTAACGTGTGGACGTAAGTGCACAGATCCAGAATCTCGTCCCACGCATCCTTCCACACCGGCCGTCGCCACAGCGCACCGCCGTGCTGCTCTTGGCCAGCGCGGTACTTGGCAGAAACGTCACGAACAAGATCGGTCAGAATCCCTTGCAGGTGCTTCTCATGCTCTGGGCTCATCATCGCGAACTCCACGGCCTGCCACTGACTAGGCTTTTCTTCTTCACCGCAAATCCTTTGACCGCTAGGGGTTCGGTTTTTTGTTCCACACCATCGCGGGGAATGTCACGCCAAGTAGCATATTCAGCGGCTTGCAGATGGCCTGTTTCCCAAGAGATTGCGGCCAGCTCAAACGTCAGCCCGATGTGCTCGCCGAGGCGAAAAGCGGTTTCGTCGTCCCAATCGGCTGCGTATAGGTCGGCATTTTTTGGAGCTGGCTTAATCGGCACCCAATCGAACGCCATCCCATAGTTGTGATACGATTGCCCAGGCTTGGCCTTGGTCACGATCCGGCCGTCACTTGTCCTGCCCTTGGCGTACAGTGCAGCCTGCTCCTCCATGGTACGCAATCCGCAGTAGATAAGCGGGGTGATCCTGCTGGCCACCATTTCATTCAGCCATCCCCTCACCCGCTTTTGAAAGCCTGCGTCTAGCGTATCGATGGCCCGCAAGGTGCGGGCGCTTGCCTCACTGAGGCTGGTCACTGATTCCTCGCTCGCTCTCTTTCAGTTTCCGCCAGGCTGTCAGATAGCGCCTTGAGCGATTGCGCAAACAAATCTCGGTAAGCCTGCGGGCAGGGCTTGTTTGTTCGTTCCGCTTTGTCCCAGGCATAGATGAAATAGCTGATGCTGTCTTGGCTGGGCGGCGGGCCGTCCTGCGTTTGCGATGTCGTGGCACAGCTTGCCAGAGCCAGGCTAAGAATCAGTGGGAGGGCGATGCGTCCACCAGGCATTGATGTCCCTTTGTCTTTTGCGGCGTTCCAGTTCAATCGCCTCAAAGTTACGTTGGAGTGGCGATTTGCGTTTCAAAATCCACAGCACGATTCCAAACAATCCGCCCAGCGCCGTCAGTATGCCGGCGATCATGGGCGTTTATTTGCGAGAAAACTTGGACAAGAAATCGACGATCTTTTGCAGCGTCCGTTCTGGCTCGTCGCCAGGGATAAACGCGGCCACGGCTGCAACGGCTGCTAACAGTGCGGTAACTGCGCCAAGAGCGCCAAGCCAATCGATTTTTAATAGTGCGGGTATGAGTGTTTCCATGCCCGTAGCGGGGTGTCAAAAGCCGAGGCGACGTTTGATCAGCTCCCACGCCGTGCTTACCACTGCCCCGGACACCAGTGCTACAAGCCACAGGCGTGTTTTGATCGTGTGGGCATCCCGTTCCATTTGCGTGAGGCGGCCGTGATACTCTCCCAAGCTGGCTTGCGAGCGTTCTAATAAGTCCAGCACGACCGACTGGCGGGTTTCGACGCGGGCGAGAGTTTCTCGGACAACAGACAAGCGCTCGGATAGCTCCGCAATCTGATCCGTGCTCATACTTTCTCAGCACCTTCCGCAATCCGCACCCATTCCACGCCGTCCTTATCGATCCAGCGTTCAATAAATCCTTCGGCTTCTAGGTAGCGGAGCTGGTTTTCCAGTTCACGCCATTCGGCTGAGTCGAAGCAGTCCATTCACTTGGTCTTTCCCGCGTCCTCGGCTGCGCTCATGTCGCTGTATCGTGGTAATACATTGTTATCACGCTTGGGTGAACAAGAGCAAAACAATAGTGCTATTATAAAAATTGGAATCATACTATAACACTTGCAAGCGTTGTCATTAGAGTTGTCACTCGTGCGTCTAGGCTTGCAATTGTAATGCTTTTCCCGATTGAGTAAAAAGATATACGAGCCGCTGCAAATTGATTGGCAGTAGTGCCATTAAATCCGCAAAAAACTCCAATTAGTTGATTCCCAACTGCGGTAGATGCCGCTGTTGTTGTTGCGTCTGATATAGAACCCCCAGAGATAGTTGCTCTTGATGAAAAGTTGGCACTGTTATTTCTTGTTGCTGCTTGAAATCCAAGTGGGGCTGATGCAAAACTTCTTCCGGTATTTGCCCTATTTCTAAAATTTATATTTGTTGATGATGAATAATTCAAACTTAATATAGAGCCAAGTGCTGTTTGTGTTCCAACAAAAATACCGCTTGCATCTGTTTGACTTGCTGTTATATAACAAGAAATATGTGAGTTGTCTTGTGGGAAATTTGTTGTGTCGTTATTATTGTAGCCAGTAGCTAGATATTTATTTGAATCGTTGCCAAGCAAACCAAGTGTTCTGCTGTAATCACCACTTGCAAAGTTATTGTTTGTTGGAGTGTTCCCAATTAGAGGTGTAATTGCTCCCGCCACTGTTCTTGCCCCAGCCATAATGCAAGAGGCTACAAGTGAAATCCAGACTCCGTCTTGTTTGCATCCTAAAACAAATTGGTTAATTGCAGTTCTAACTCTTGGCTCAAGTCGTTCACCGTCTGCTGTCTCTACTCGATTGATGTAGTCTAGTGCATCTGGGTCAAATCCCTCTCCAAAGAATCCCTTTTGATTAAGGATTCCGCTAGTGGCAAAAAAGCCCACTTACGCCTCCAAGATTGTGTAGCAAGATGCAGTTACACTAGACAATAAATTAACAGCCCCAGTCGGGATGTAGCTACCATCAAATGTTAGCCCCGCACCAGAAAAAAGCTGGATGCCTTGCGTGGTGGTAGGAGTAAAACCAATTCCAACTGTAATTACATTTGAGGCCGTAGTTATATTTTGAATTAAAAGATATTTACGATTTGAGTTTGTTACAGCAGACGTTGCAAAAGCCGTGTTGGCAGTAGTGACAGAGCCAAATCTTGTCGTCAAAGAGCCGTTGGGTGAGTTTGCAGTTACCGTCCCACTAATTGAGGGGAGAGACGCAATCGTTACGCTATTTGATATGGATGCAGTAACAGAGCCAGCCACCGAGATTGCTGTACCATTTGCGGCAATAGCAACTGGAACATCACCTGCATAGTCGTAACCAAACATAAACGTCCTAATAACTGCATTATCTCCGGCATCTGGAAGGCTTGAGATGTTGCTAACAGAAACAGACCCAATCGCTTCCGAGCCGGCCACCAATCCGACATTACCAATAGTATTTGACCCAGCCTCTAATCCAACATTCCCGCTTACTGGAAGCGGCCCATCATTTTGAACATAATTATTTATTCCATCTTTAATTGTTATGTAAAGATTTTCGGGCAAGGAGCTAATTGTGACGCTGTTTCCAACCGTAACGCTCCCAATCTGTGCTGTCCCTGCTCCGATAGTCACCGTTCCCCCGCCAATCGTTACCACTCCGATTCGGCTTGTGCCAGCGGGAAGAGAAGAGCCGATGGTGACCGTGCCAGCAATCGTCTGTGTGGATGGGAAGTTAGAGATGGAGACTGACGTGCTCTGAAGCTGATCATCATAATAGATAATAAGC